CTGGGTCTATCTTTAGGTTCATGGCCGCTTGCCTTGCCGCCAATCGATCCACAGCTTCACGAGCACCTTGCCCCTTGCCACGGCTCATGATAGAACCAATGCCAACGTCAGCAGGCAATGAATGCAAGTTTAACTGCCGCGCGTCCAATGTAGGCAGGTCACCACGTCCAAGCATAGATCCAATGAATCCCGACTTAGCGCCAGCGACACCCTTCATCTTCTCCGCAAAATCACGGTAGTCTTCCTTTGACCCAGTGATCGCTTGGTTTAGGCTTTGAGACATAGCAGGCATTTTTTGAGCGGCATAGATCATTTGGTCTGTCAATTGATTGTGCTTACCAAACGGAGCGAACTTTTGCCTGATGTCATTGATAGCAGGCTGATGCACCATACCGCGCTCTGCCGCATTCAAATACTTCTGCCCCATAGGTGAGCCCAGCCATTCAGCAAAGGCGCCTTCTGGCCTCACCTCGTCGCCTGTATTGGGTAGCTTCATGCCAGTCTTGGTGGCCGTAGCATGCGAAAGTCCACCACGTCCAATGCTTGATTGCGTGATGGTGAATGCCTTCAGTAAATCGCGTGGTGTTAGTCCTGCCGCTTTTGCTCTGGCCAACTGCTGGTTCATGAACTCGCCGTAGTTCTTCTGCACGTAGTCGGGCACCTCGATGATTGGCATATCCTTGCGGACGTCTTGCATCTTGCGCCACTTCCAATCTTGGATCTTGGTGGTCTTTGGGTCGCGGTACTTGGATACATCACCGCCGCCGTCCCTCATGTGAACTTTACCACCACGCTTCTTGGTGATGTCTGGGTCATTGATGTCGTATGTGCCACGGTTACCAATGGCTGACTTGATCTTCTTGGGGTCAAAGATGCCAAGGTTCTTTGCACCTAGCTCATGGGTATAGAAGGCATCGTGCCCCATCTTCTTAATAGCGTCTTGGATGTCAGGATTTTCCAGAAACTGATAATTAGTGCGCTTCTCTTTGGCTCTTTTGTGTGAGTTTGATGCGTTTAGTAATGCCATCTCCAGTTGTTGTTTTTTAAACCAATCCATGTTAGCCCACGGTGCAAACTCGCCTTTGACCTTTGGTGGGTTAGCGTTCAGATGGTTCACCAGTGCTTCATAGTGCTCTGGCTTCTCCACGTCAAATGGGTTAGTGACCTGCACATGTAACGGCATCACGTTAGCCCCCTTGGGCATCTTCTCACCAACGCCAAGTGGGTCGCCGAAATTCTTATCTGCTTGCTTTCTTTCAGCAAACTTGTTGGACACGTTGGGGATAGGGGACACATAGACTGCGTCTGGCCCACCGTAGGCTTGCACTTCGCGTGGCTTGAACTTCTTTATGTTGCCCCTAGTACCGTGGTACATCACGCCCTTCTCAACGCTAGGCTCCAAGAATTTCTTCTTGCCGTTCATCAACTCTAGGCGCATCCTGTCCATGTCAACCTGACCACCATTCGCCGCGGATAGGTACTCCAGATCGGTATCTGCCGCACTCAGTGGGCGCAGGGGCTGTATCTTCTTAGCCTCCTCCTCCATACGCTTGGATCCAATCTCACGACGGCGGTAGGTTTCAGCATCTACAGCCATAAGAGCACGTAGCCTTTCAAGCTCTGCTTTTATGTGTGGGGGCATTGGAACTGGTCGGTTGTCAGCCACGGCTATTCCTTCATTGTGGGATGCATCGATTATGCCTTTGGCTATGTTTAAAGTCCACAGGTCTAAAGCCTTTCTCGGTAAGGTTTTAAAAGCGTACTGAGTACGCTCATGTGAAAGCGTACTCGGTGTGCTCGATCGAAGCGTACTGGGTACGCTCACTCAGCATATGGGTTACCACGTTTCTTCTTGTTGTACTCTTCAGCGTCGAAGATGTCGTCGTCGTCATAGTCATCACGCGGCGGAGCGTCGATCGATATCCATCCAGCATCCCTCATGTACCGCAAGCCCTGCGATATACAGTCAACGAACTCGTCGTGTACCGTCTCAGGGAATGAGCAGATCTGCGACACCATGCCTTCAGCCCAGTCACGCACGTACCCAGTACGCTTGCTGTGCTCTGGCACCCAGACACGGCCAGCCTTGATGATGTTGGCCACGATAGACAGGCGCTGGGTCTTGTCAGCACGACCCGGGTTGTAAGGCATCACGGGCAAGTGCGCCCTCTGCAAGTCTTGTATAAGACTTATGCCAGCGCTCTTGTCTTCTACTAGCAGTAGGTCAACACGCTTCTTCTCTTTGCCCTCGCCGTAGAACACCTCGAACTCCTCAATCACCTTGGGGCGCAGGTCAGGATACTGTAGGTGCTCCTGCCAGCAGTCCAGCACCAGCACGCACATGCCACCATCCAATGGCTTGAAGGCGCCTAGGGTGATGCATCCAGTGGGGTCGTTGATGGTCTTGTCTGATGTGGCGCAGTCATAAGACTGGATGATGTACTCCAGCTTGGGGAATGGCTTTCCATCTGGCCACAGTCTGAACCAATCACGCTTGACGATGCCACCCTCTTCAGGATCGATGATCTCAGCATGGATCTCCTGACGGCCTAGGTTGGTGCCCTCGTACTGCAAGATCTGCTTCTGGAACGATGGCGCTAGGTTCTTGATGTTGCTGTACGTGCTGGCGCGCGTGATAGTCACGTCGTCACCCTCGCGTGCTATCAGGTCGAGCACCACGTCCTTTGGCTTAGGCGTGGTAGAGCATATGAGCTTGGTACGGTTGCCCAGTCGGATACCGAATTGGATCATGTCCCACGACTCTTGCAGGTAGTCCCAAGCCGCTAGCTCGTCTAGCCATCCACCGTGGAACTGTGGGCCGCGGAAGCGCTCTGGCTCCGACGCTGGTATGCCCTTGATGAACGATCCATTGATAAGCCTGATCTCGTGCAGTGCTTTGTTGTAGTCGGCTATCAGTTCCTTTGGTATGACGTTTAGCAGGCCAGAGTCACCCTCGAAGCAGGTGCCCTTCACGTCGCCGCTGGTAGGGGCTGACACCAGCCATCTGGTATTAGGTTGCTCCCACGCCCACCACGCTAGCGTCTCAGCCGCCGCTCTAGTCTTACCAGCACCGCGGCCAGCTAGCATCAGCCATATGCTCCACCAATCGCCTGATGGCTCGATCTGGTGCTTGTGTGCCTGCGTGCTGAGCCACTTCAACTGCCAGTTGATAACAGTCTGCTCTATAGGCGTCCTGAGAGCAAACTCCTCTATAACCGCTGGGTCGGAGAGGATCTCGTCTAAGGCGCTCATTCAGCTTGGCGTTGCATCTTGATGCTTTTGAGCAACTCACCAAATACTGTGACGTTCTGCTCTATCACCAGTGGCTGGTTATCGTCACCACTGATTTGTATGCTACTTAGGTCAGGTAATGCCTTGCCTAGCAGTATCTGTATAGCTCTCATTTTGCTATTAGATATTTCTGCTTGATCGTCTTTACTAAGTGCATGATCCTCAAGCTTTTTTATTAAAAGACTTACTTGGATCTTTTTGCGTATGTCGTCTTGATGTAGCTTACCCATTGGGCGGCCAACTTTTCTTTTCTCTTCAGTCATGTTTCAGTCCTTTCGCGCATGCTTTCAGCGCATTACAGGTCTGAGTTTAACAATAACTTAATTAGTCTGTCTAGGTCTTTGTCTACCAGAGTAGCTGTGTGCTCTTCGTCGTCTGTTATGAGTGCCCAGCTTTTGAGGTGTTTATTCCAATACAGCGCACATCTGTCATAGCCCATCATTAAGCTTTGTAGCTGTGTGAACTTATCTAGGCTATTCACTGCTCATTCCCATTACTCTTTGCTCCATTAGCTTGTGGGTACGTTTGAGTTGTTTGTTCTCTTCTTTGAGGCGCGCGATTTCTGATGTCATGTGTGCCATTCTGCTAGATGCTTGGTCTATCCAGTTCTTTACCTCCATGGGCATAGCAAACTGTGGTTCTGCTTTAGAAGGCGTCTTGGCCACGGTTTTCTTTGCTGGGATTTTTTTGGTTGTTGCCACGGTCTATCTCCTCTGGGGTTAGTTTGTATTTTCTACCATCGTATTCAATCTCAAAAGGTTTTTGGTTTGCCATTGAATGTGCCAAGCTACAGAGATAAAAGTACAGGTTCTTCATCTCTGCGTTCATGGTTATAACCTGATCCAAATTGCACGTGGTGTACTTGCCTTGCGTGTTCAGGTGGTTTTGAGTGCGGATGCTATACATCCCAGAGTAATACTTAGCTAATTCAATAGCGGTGCCAAAGTCATTCACCCTTACGGCATTTATGTAATCGTCAAAGGGTTTGGCTTTAGCTCGTGGCATTATCTTCCTCCAAGTGGTTAACGACACGGATCAATGCCGCGATCATATCTTTGGCTTGTGACTTACTCAGAATGATGCGTGTACCACCAGCGCTTGAATTTACGCTCAGCCATACACCGTCTTCATCATATGTATCTACAAATACAT